ATGCAGGAACGTCCAGGACAAATTGGGAAATACTGGCTCAGTCGGCGTGCCGACTCTAAAAACTGGTATCGAACATGGTGTGAGTCTGCTACTCGACGGACAAAGCGCGCATCTCTTGGCACAACGGATATTCAAGAAGCGAAAATAAGTTTATACCTGTGGTACGCCAAACATGGCGATGTAAGCAAACAAACGCCACAGGATATCCTCCTGGACTTAGTCCTAACCAGGTATTGGGAGCAACATGCCCAGAACACCACATCAGCGGAAAGCGCGAAAGCCGCATTGAATCGAGCATACAAGGAAGGGGAAATTACTTCGGTGCCATACATCATCCCAGGGAAAGACGCACCGCCCAGGGATCAGGTGCTATCACTTCAGGAGTCAGCCGCATTATGGGAGGCCGCGACCCTATCTCATGAACGTATGTACCTTGCACTCGCTTATGGAACTCTGGCAAGACCAGAGGCGATCCTCGGACTACGGCGTGAGTTCGCAGACATCCAACGACGCCTATTGACGCAGAATCTACCAGGGCGCAAGCAGACGAAAAAGTTTCGGCCTGTCGTTCCCATCTGTGATTTTCTCCTTCCTTGGATACTGTCAGTAGACAGCGGTCCTCTGGTGCACTGGCACGGCAAACCTATTGCGAGCTTCAAAACTGCGCGGCGCGCATTACGGACACATGCAGGCTTACCCAAGGACACCGTTCCAAAGGTAATCCGGCACACGATGGCTACCGAGCTACGCTCGGCAGGCATGGCTGCACAAGACATTCAAGGGATGCTTGGGCACCGTGCATATAGTGGGATTACGGACATCTATGCCAAGTAGCGGCCTGACTATATGGCCGATGCTGTTCGGGCTATTGATGCGTACATGGCCCAGCTGCGCGCCAGTCAATGATTCACAGATTGTGCAACCTATTGATTCTATTGGTGGGCGGTACAGGGTTCGAACCTGTGACCCCTACCATGTCAAGGTCAAGGAAGATCATAAAAATCAAGGACTAAGACGCTCGATAAGTACCAGAACGGCTCTTTGCCGATCAAAGACTTACCGCCGCCGTGGGGTCAGTTTGGGGTCAGTCATGCTGCGGAGCAGAAACGCCTTTGGATTCCACCCGTGGGGTTTGAGGTTAACCGATCCACCCATCACCTTTTGTAATGCGCGTTGATCAAAACGCGGATCATTTTGTCTGCGGCGTTTGGAAGCGCCGCCCTCCCCTCTTCCCAAGCCGCAAGCGTCTGTGTAGTCGTACCCAGACGAGCCGCGAACTCGGGCTGCGATAGCTCGAGTTCCTTTCTCATAAAACGGATTTCGGCACCTGAAAGGGTGGCCGGTTTTAGCGCCAGCGCTAGGGAAAGGCTTCTATGGAGACTTGGTAAATTATCAATAGCAATGCCGTCACCATAGGGTGTCTTGTGCACCGTAAACCCGTTGCGTAACCACACATTACCTAGGCCTGATTCGGTGTAGTGGTACATGTTCAGTACGAAAAACCTTTTTTAGCGGTCAAATTAAGGTGCCGGTAGAGGCGCTGCTCCAGCGCCTCGCGGGTGGAGCGGCCTCAATGGCCCCGCGTCCGGCAAGGATTAAGATGCCGCATGAAGCGGGACGGTGGTATCAGAAAATGCCGCAACGCGATGTAAGGGGTTTCAGTATCTGGCTTGTGGATATGGTGAGATTTCTAACGATCTAACCTGCTTGGATTGCTGGAAATAGGCCAACGAGCAACCCCTGACAGTATTGCTAGGACATGCCGACAACTTAACGAAAACTTCCATATTCAGGATTTAATGCTATCTTTTAAGCATTAAGCGTTTAATAATAGCTTCTTAAATCAAGCACTCTTTGACATTTAGTACTCATAAATTGCGGAGTGACGGACATGCCGTACTCGCCAGCGACCATCGCTAACTATTTCTTACAAAGAGCCTCTAAAGAAGGGCGTGCGCTCACACCTATGCAGGTGCTGAAGCTCGTCTACATTGCTCATGGTTGGCACCTTGGATTCCGGAAGGAGCCTTTGATTGATGAAGTTGTCGAAGCATGGCGTCACGGCCCTGTTATTAGTTCTCTGTATAGGAAAATGAAGCAATATGGAAGTGGCGGAATTACTGAGTTACTGCCTGTCAATCCGTTTTCTTGGGCCACTGCCTCTTGGAGCAACCCTGTTTCGAAGATCGACGAAAAATCGGCAGAGATTTTAGATAGTGTCTGGAATGGCTATGGACACTTTGGCGGCATTCAGTTATCTGAGATGACTCACAAGGAAGGTTCGCCGTGGTGGCAGGTATGGAATGGGCCTAAAAGAAAGGAAACTGGTGTTATAAACCTGACTATAAACGACGATCTCATTCAAGAATTCTATGAGCAGAAAATCAAAGCCCATAAACATGGGGAGCTCTACGAAAAATATCGATCAAATCCAGCTTAACGACGAAGATAAAAATTTCAGGGACGAACAATCACCGGACATAGCGGACTCTCATTCCATTGTCACAGGAATCGTTGAAGATACCGTGAAAGGAGAAGGCGCAGGAAGCGTGCATTCCCAGGTTTCTTCTGATGGCGAGCTTTCAAATGCACAGATACGGCCCGCTATGCTCGAACCTGATGGGCCGGAAGATCAACTTAGATACAACCAGAAAGCAAACCGGAAGATGCGCTGGATGGCCTTCGGCGTGATCGGGGGACTGATTGTATTTTTTTTCCTTCTTTTAATGGCTGCTTTATTCAAGATTTTCTTCGGCTCGTATTTAGCATCCATTATTAGCGCTGCAAGTGTAGGTTGGCAGTGGCATATTTTAATATTTTTGGGAGCAACTCTTGTGTTATTAGCTGCGGTTCCGCTGTCACTTAGTCTTGCACTTGTTAGGATGATCAGCGATAAGAAAGATGATGAGGCACAAGAAATAAAGGCACCTTCAGTCGAACTCATTAAAGCATTGGCACACATCTGTAAAAGTGTGGCTACATCAATGAAACAATAATTGAGTGTGTTTAATGATGAGTAAATTGGCTCACAGATTGAACGATTTCCTGTCGGGATTCGGGCAGGCGTTTTCGCTGTGGCCTACAGAGTCGCTTGATCGCTACCTGGCGCAGGGAAACCCCGAATCACGTATCTATGAACACTTCGCGCGTGTTGGCGAGCAGATGGAGTCAGCCATGCACAAGGTGATGGAGGAGCAAAACCTCATCGAAAAAAATGCGATGGATCAATATCGCTGATCAATACGCGATACACGCCATGACGCGCAGGCCTGCGGGCAGGTTGTGGTGTTCTCCAAAGCGATCAATGGACACGGTATGGCCATGCCTGCCCGCCGATTCGGCTGTGGCGGCGTGGGCATGATCTGCCTCTGCTGTTACAGCAATGTCATGCACATGAAGCCCTGCGGCCTGCATACCGATGTTGTGGGCATGCTTGCCGTTTGCATCGGTGGTGAACCTGTGCTGGTGCCCGCCCGTTACATTGGTCGTGACTTTGCCTTGATTTTGCTCATAAAAACCCATGTCTCTTCCAGAGGCATAGATCGCTCTGAAAGAACCCAAGATATGCGCGTGGTCACCGTCCCAAGCGGTGCTGCCTGTATGCTGGTGCAATCCTTGTTCATCGGTCCATGCCTGGTGTAGATGATGACCCGCCGCCGCTGCGCTGGCAGGGTGTGTATGGCGGCCTGCGGGATGGACTGTGACTGGATGCAGATGCGTACCGCCCTCCTCGGCAGTCGCGGTGTGCGCATGGGAGATCACCTGCCCGTTGGTGAACGTTCCGACTAAGGCAGGGTCGGCGGTGTGAACGCCGACGGTGCCTTCAAGAAAATTGGGAATATTGAAGGTGGTGACACCATCACCGGCACCATAACTGGTGTTGATTTCCTCAAACAGGCGTGGGTACATGGCACGCGATACAGCACGGCCATCGCACAGCAGGGTGCCGGGTAAGGCGCGTTTGCCTGCGGTGTAGACAATCTGTCCAGGCTCGTACCTGGAGAGTGCCGTCCAGCGGTTGGGTTCATTCTGTAGCGGTGTATCGGTGTTGTTGTCAGCCGTGGACAGATACAGCCCGTAACGGCTTGCGTGATCCGGGCGGTATCGGACGATCACACCACGCATGTATGAAAATGGCGTGCCGTTATTCTGTTCGGCGGTGATGAATTCAGGGCTGCCGTATTCTTGATAGCCTTTGAGCACGGTGGTGATGGCGTGCAGTACGGCATTCATGACAGTGCGTTCTACGGGCTTGGCCGTCGGCTCCTTGGTTAAATCTTTTTGATAGTCCGGCCCCCATCCTTGGGTGTAGCTCACAAAGCCGTGACTGTCTTTGGCTTCGGGCACGTGGATCATGTCCCCTTGGTGGGCAAAGGGGGTACGGAAGTAGTGTTCTGTCATGGGTTATCGCTCGGGTGGATCGCCAAAGGCGGCGTGTGTGTAGTTACGGTTGCTGCGCTCGTATCCGAAGGGCAGATGTGTCACAAGGTTGTAGCGAACCCGCACGCCTGCCGGACGTGGCAGGATGTCCAGCGCGGTGATGGCATAGCGGATGACGTCTGAAATCATTGCAGTACTGACAAACACGGTGTAGCTCATGTCGTAGTGGTCCAGCACTGCGGCGTTGCCGGGAAAGATGAAATCAAGCACGTCCTCCATATTGGGCGCGGTGCCGGTCATGTGATTTTTGGCAATCCGGCACTTGATGAGAAAGCGGTACGCTGCATCGTCCAAGCTCAGATCGTGCCGCACGGGGGTGCGTTCACTGGATAAGACACGGGATTGACCGACATGCTGGCCGATGAGGTCAAGGTGTGTTCCGGTGGCGCGTTCGATATCCAATGTCTGGCGCAGATCGGCTAAGCCGTTCCAGGTGGTGCCGAAGGCATCGCTGATCAATGCAGCGGTGGCGGTGGCCCTGGGGTGGCCCTTGTATTGCCAGATCAACAGGTCCGCATAGCTCATCGCACGATGACCTGGAGATCATTCATTGCAAAGCGCGCCATGCTTCGCACGTCGATAGGAATATTCTGCTCAGACAACGCTTGGCCTGCTTGACCGATCATCAGCGATGTCACCCAAAAGCCTGGGACGCTATTAATTTGGGTATACAGTCGGCTGCGGTGGACGTGCTCGCCAATCAGAAAGGAGCGCTCGGCCAATGCCTGTTTGATCGCATGGGTATCAATACCGGACGTGCTGCTATCGCGCTCTACTTCGATGCGGGCGGCGCAACGGACCATCGTTGGACGGTCAAAATAGATCTCTCTAGGTTGGCCGTGTGTGTTTTTAATCTGTACCCGCACCGCGCCACGCATGTTTGTCCCGAGCGTTTTATGGTGATAGATCACTTCAGCAATGGCGTCATCCCGGCCCCCCTCCACAATGACGTTAATGCCGTGGGCGGGGACTCCCGCAGCATCCACGGTATCGGTGAAGTTTTCTAAGCAGACGACGTGGCGCACGTCGGGCAGCCCCCAGAGCGTGGCCTGGATGCTGTCAGCATTGTTGGTGGATGTCTTGGCGCGACTTTTAAAGAAGCGGGCGCGCAGCGCCGCATCGGACTCTTCTTCTGCCCCTGCTTCGGCGTCCTCGGTCGTGAGGGCCGAGTCCCAGCCCAGGGCCACGGTTTCAATGGTCAGGGCCGTGTGTGCGGGGACGTCAACACGGCCTAAGGCGTCGCTGCGAAAGTCTGCATGGGCGTGGCCGGTGGCATCCAGGCGCACGGATGACACGAGCTGCCAGCGGCAGCGATTGGGATCGGAAACAACATAACCTGCCGGGATCGGGGCATCGGGTGTGCCGGTCAAGGTGACATTGCGTAAGTAGCTGTAGCTGGCTCGCCTGCGGGTGAGGCCCGCATAGGCCACGCGTTGTTCTAGCCACGCGCCGCTGGCGTAATCCGGGTCCAGTTGCCGGTGGATGTCCGTGCCCAGTTCTTCCAGATCGGCTTTGATCTGTGCAATCAGCCCAATCAACTGTCCATCGGGGCTGTCAGGATCAACGTTGATATCGTTGCCGTAAATGGAGCGAAAGCCTTCTTGCAAGCGGGCAATGATCGTGTCCAGCCGTTCGGCTTCGTATCCGGTGGTGGTAACTTTTCCCATGGTTTAAACACTTAATAAATAATGGAATAAACAACGTCATCCTTAAATCACTAGACAATTTAAGTGTGTCGCTGGCGGCACATCTCTCGCCCTTACAGCGTGGTGCTAACGGTGGTGGTGTGTTGGTACGCATCCAGCAAGGTGACGTGGATGGTGAAGGTGCGGGTATCCGCGTCCAAGGCCATTGAGAAGGCGGTGAGGCGGCGCACGCCTTCGGTGGTGAGGATGCAGCGCTTGACCTCGCGCTCCAGGTGTACCAGGTCGGCAGGCCGCTCCATCAGGTCCAGCCACGGCAGGCCGTGGTCCAGATCCAGGAACCAGTTGCCACGGAAGGAGCGCAGCCGTGTCTTCACCCGCTGTGCCACGCCATCGCTGGCAGCGGCATAGTTGCCGCGCCCGTTGCCGAAGGTCCAATCGCCTTGGCTGTCCACGCGGCGCACTCTCATTGGGCCGGGCCTGTCTGTCCTGGGCCGTTCTCCACGTTGTCGTGGGTGTGTGTCTCCAGGCGGATACCGTTTGATACGACGTCGCCATGACCACGGATGCCTTGGGTGAATTCCACGGGAAGATCAAGAACCAGCTTGGTTCCACGCAGTGTGATCACGCCTTGGGTATCCAGTTTGAATGAGGCGCGGCCATCCAGGGTGCGCAATACCACGCCGTCCATTTCAAACGTCGGAATGACATTGGGTAAGGAAGCAATTCCCACGCAGGCAACGGCATCCGACAGGTCATGCAGGCGATAGTCCACAGGCTCGGACGCACGGCCAGACTGGAACCAGGCATCGATGCAGCGATCTTGGAAGATGAGTTCACATTCATCCCCAGGGGCGACGGGAAAGGTCATCACAAAGCCACCGCCCCGTGGGAAGGACACCGGCACATCCTGGAGCACCGGTAAGGACTGAAGGGAGCCATCGTTCCTCTTCTGCTGGATCAACGGCTGTACGGTCGCCGTTTGGGTGACTGGGTTAAAGCGGACGATCTGCCCAGGCAAGGCCACACGCAGGCGCTGGGCCAGCGCTTCGGTACTGCGTTGCAGTACGGCACTGAGGGAGGCGTTATTCCAGTCATCCGGACTCATACAGACGGCCCCACGTTCTGAAAATCACCGCCCACACAGGTCACCGTACTGAACCAGGCTTCGGCCATGACATCGCCCATGTCATGCAGTGAGGTGATTTTGTAGTCGCCGTTGTAGATAGGGATGATCGAGTCCACGCGCACCAGGCCGCCAATGCGCAAGGCCGGATTGAGCAATGAGGTGATTTTTAATCCATCATCGGTGACTTCTGGGGAGCCAATCATGCCGGTAGTTTGGGACAGCAGCACGGCTTCCCCGGTCAAGACGGTATCGGCAGGCAGTAACATCAGTTCTCCATCCTGAATGGACCAGTCCGCGCCTCTCCAAACCACTTTCATCTGTCAGCCAAAAGAAGTAATCGACAGGACGCCGCCACAGCAGGGGGACACCCACCACCAAGGGGACGCCTTGCACCACGGGCTGATCTAGGGTCGCGGTGTACAGGTCCATCGACCAGCAGCAGGGCACCGGATTCCAGCGCAGAATCAAGCGTAAGGCGTCCCCTGCCATCTGAAAGGATTGGGTTTGGTAGGGGCTGCTATCCACGGGTATCTGTCGCATCAGAACAGTCCAGACATCTGACGCAGCAGGGAGCGGTTTTTCTCGGTGTCGGCCTGCTTAGGGTGGGTCTGGCCGCTGTGGCGTTGCGCCGCGCCTTGGGCGGAGGCTCTACCGCGTTTGGGGGCGGGCAATGACACACCAGAAATCGATGTTGTCTTGACGATGAACAGTTCTCGCACGGTCAGCACGCATTCAATCGAACCATCCTGGGTTTGTCTGGCCGCAATGGAAAGAATCAACATGTCTTGATACGTCTGGACGCCGGTGTGTACCTCCAGGGTCTGGCCGCTGCGTTGTAGATTCCGTAGGGCGGTGTACACCTGGGCAATGCGGCCTGTGGTGGCAGCGTCATCACGGGGGGGGACCGGCTGAAAATCCGGCAGCCAATCGGCCAAAGGGCGCACGGCGGGCTGGCCGTCGCTCTGCGGTGCAGTGGCGTGGCGGATCACCGAGGACAGCTCACGTTGGGCCACACGCAGGGTCTGAGCGGTGAAGGGCAGCAGGTCGGTGGGGAATGGGACGCGATCGGTCAGGACACGCAATGGCTCGGCCCCGTGCTCCTCTGCGGCAGGGGCTGGACTGCGCTGAGGTTGGTAGTCCACCACAATGCCAGCGATGGTGACGGTCTGCGGCATCAGGACGGCGTGATCACCAATCATCGCGCCAGACTCTACGGGGTTTTCAGTGATGCGCAGCTCGGCTTGGTGGGTTTCTTCAATCACCGCATCCAGGGTGACGGTGCCGATGTGGCGGTGGGTCAGGGTGATCATGAGGGGGTGAGTCGCGTTACTGCATGAGGAAGTACGGCAATTTCTTCAGGTCCATATCTGGGTTATCACTACACACGATACGGACAGACTTGCTTTCGAGAATGCTAGGCATGTACATTCATGCATATACAAATATGTATATGCAAAAGGTACCGTACCGATGCCAATTTCATCTCCGTCATCACGTACCAAGGAAGCGAAGCTATTCCGAAATAATCGTAGCCAGGCAGTACGAATTCCCGTTGAATTCGAGTTGCCGGGTGATCGTGTTCTGATCCATCGTGAGGGGAGCAAGCTCATTATTGAGCCGATCACCAGGCCAACCAATATTGTTGAATTACTGCACGAGTGGCGAAGAGAAACACCACTCGGCCCAGAGGATCAATTCCCTGATATTGATGACATGCCCATTCAGCCAGAGGATATTCTGTGAGCGGCTATATGCTCGACACGAATATCATCAGCGATATCATTCGTAACCCATCCGGGGCGGTGGCTTGCCGTATTGAACACGTTGGGTATCCGAACATTTGCACGAGCGTTATCGTGGCGGCTGAACTTCGCTATGGATGCACGAAAAATGGCTCGGTAAAGCTGCTGGGCAGGGTACAGGACATTCTTAAAACGCTGCCGATCCTGCCTTTGGACATACCTGTTGACACAACATATGGCAGTATCCGTGCTGAGCTGGAGGCTGCGGGTCAGCTGATCGGCGCTAATGATCTATTGATTGCTGCGCATGCTTACGTACTCGGGCTGACTTTGGTCACGGACAACACCCGCGAGTTCAGCCGGATTCGCGGCTTGGATGTGCAGAACTGGCTAGAGAGGTAATAGGCTAAGACGATCCCCTCAAAACGCCACAGCACTGCCGGTATTGCGCAATGCCATCTGGTGGTGTCTGTTGATGTCGGCGGCGGCTTGGCGACCGGCCAGGATGGGGTCGGCGGTGTGGATATCGATCTTTACTTCCTGTTGGGAATGGACGTTGGCCTGGGAACGGGCGGGCGTAGCGGCCTGAGCAGCGGCGTGGCGGCCTGTCGTCTGGGCGGCCTGCACCTGTGCATTGACGCGCTGCGCCACGTCTTGGGTGTCACGACCGGCCTGCTTCAGTGTTGGAGCAAGCGCTCGGAACAAGCCTTTGATCCGCTCGGCCCCCTGGGCGATACGCCCGACGGTGCGGTCCCATAGCCTCATGAGGGTGTTGAAAGCGCTGCTCAGGGCGGCGCTGATACGGGTGCCCATGGCGCTGAACACGGCCTGCACGCGGTTTACGGCAGTCTCTGCTGTTGCGATGCTGTGGCTAAAGGCCAGCGCACAGGCGTCCTTGACGTTGCCCCAGGTGGTTTTGGCGGCGGCGGCAACCTCTTGCAGCGTGTGTTGGATGGACCCAAACGCGGCATGGGCGGTGCGGGTGCACCAGTCCCAGGCCGTCCCCACTGCCTGCTTGATCGTGTCAAAATGCGTATAGATCGCATACGCCAGCAGGGCCACGCTGCCAATCACTACTCCAATGGGGTTGGACAAAAACGCGGCCCGCAACGCCAGCGCGGCAACCTGGAGTGCTTTCACCAACGGCCCCGCCAGCCACAGCGCCAGAGTGCGGCCTGCACCCAGGAGGCGGCCGATGTTGCTCACCACCTGACCGATGGCCAGGCCCGCCAAGAGGACGCCAAGGGCGTTGAGTGCGGGCGTGAGGTCTGCCATCACGGCCTTGGCGGGTTTGCAACATCGTGGCATCCATGCCCAGGTTGGCCAGGATCGATTGTTGCTGGGGTGCGGATAAGCCACGAATTTTTTCTTGCACCTCGCCCAGCATGTCGCCAACGGATTTAACGGAGCCATTGGCCTGTCGGGCCTGCAAGCCCAGCTTCTGGAACAGCATGGCCCCGCGCCCTACCCCATTGGCGGCTTCGCCTATTTTTTGGGACAAGGATTCAATAGAACGGGTCGAGGCCTCCACAGAGGAGCCATTCAAACGCGCCGCATAGCCCAGCTCCTGGAGGAAGGACAGGCTGGCGCCGGTGCGCTGGCTGGCGCTAGTGAGGGCATTCAGTTCGCTGAGGGCGCTGCCGACAAAGCGATTCATTCCGGCCAGCGCCCCGCCCATGGCGGCGGCGGCCACCGTCACCAGGCCCGTAACGCGGGTCAGGCCGGTGCTAAAGGTGCTGAAGCCTGAGGTGTCAGCGACCGCGCCAAGGCGGATCAGGAATTCGTCGAGAATCATCGCAGGGGGTTAGCGCGTCATGCTGGAGGGCATCCCATTCCACCATCGCGGTATGGAAGGCGCACAGGTCACTGAGGGAGTACACGGTACGCAGTTGTTCAAGATCGCAATAGCGCCGCATGATCGGTGCCCAGACAAACCAGTCGGTTACTCCTTCTCGGTGCTCGGCATGGGAATCAGGTCCTGGAAGGCTGCCATGCCGCCAGCGAAAAAATCGCTGTATTGATACTTCACTCCTTCCATCAAGACGCGCAGCAGATGGGTGCGGCGGGTGTTGAAGTGCTCGTTGAGCCGGTCGCTGCTGAGTCGGTAGGTGGTGCCCTCGGGGGTCTTGATCGCGGTCTGTTCAAACACCAGGGCTTCTATCTCGGTGACCGCAGGGTCGCCCAGGTGGCTTAGAAGCGTCCCTAGGGCCACGGAGGCGGCACCTTGCGCGTTAGCCAGGGCGTCCGCATCGATCCCCCGCAGCAACACCCCGGCGCGTTTGAGCGATTGCCACGCCGCCATCGCATTCGCCGGGGTCATGACGTAGGTGAGGCCCTCTATTTCAAAACGATGTTCATTGTTCATGTGTTGCCAAAGCCTTTTTCTAGGGTGATGTCCATGACCTCGAACACCAGTGTCCAGGTTTCCGGATTGTGTCCGGCACCCCGGGTAAATCCGGGGGGCGTCGTGAAATAGCCATTGGTGGCTGTCACCACGTCCTGATTGAGCAGGTCACGGATATCCAGGGTGAAGGGGGTGAAGGACTGGATCGCGCCGCGTTGCTGCGCCAGTCGCCTGCTCAGAAAGGTGTTGTCAGCGCTGTGCTGTTTGATTTTTAACGTTAAGGTGCCGGAACGATCGGCGTTGGCGACAAACACGCCCGTGCCGCTGGCCCCGATGGTGTAGGCACCGGCATCAGCATTGTGTTTGGCGTCGATGACGTCCGTGCCATCGGCCCAGTCTTTGATCTGGGTTCCATTCAGCAGCACCGACACTTGTTTGGGGTCGAAGACGGACATGAGATTCCTTTATCGGTCGAAGTTGATGAGGACGTCCACCGCATGGATGGCCCCGGCCAGCTTCACGGCGATCTGAAGTGGCGGTGCCCGGCGCGCTTGGCGATCGGAGGTCGATAAGGTGTCCACTGAATCGGCCCAGACATAAAAACCAGCCTCCAGGTAATCGCCCGTGGCCAGCGCACCGAAGGCCTCCCCGTTCCAGAGGCCAGGGGCCAAGGCACCGTTACGGACCCCTTCTTGGCAAACTTTTTTGCAGGCCGCGATCAGCAGGTGGGTGCCTGCATCCGTCAGCGGCACCTTGGTTGGGCTGCGATGCAGGACGGCAAACACTTCCTTTTGCACCGCATCCACCAGCCAATCCAGCAGATGGACTTCATCAAAGAAGCGCCCGCCAAGACAGGTGCCTTCGGCCACCATCGCCACATCATCAACGTAGGCGTAATAGTTGATGCCTAAACGCACGCATTGGGCCACCTGGGTCTGTGTCAATTGATCTGCCGCAACGCCGGGAAGTTGTTTAAATTTCATAGTCAGGGCGGCGTTGTTGGCGCTGAAGTTCACCGATAACGCACGCGCCAGCCAGGACACCACCGCGTAGGGGTCTGTGGTGTCGTACAGCACCACGGTGCGATCATGCCCCGATTCATTGAGTTGTCTGAACAC